AAGATCATTTATTGCAACTCTCAATAATTTCGTACTTGTTGTAGATGAACCCTCGTGGGTATGGAAGATTAAGCATATTTCCAATTTCTGAACGATTCTCTTCGTTGTAGATGAACTCTTGTGGGTATGGAAGTCTGTCACAACAGCATTTATTCTGACTGATTCTGGCTCGTTGTAGATGAACTCTTGTGGGTATGGAAGTTGGTTAGCTTGTCTTATCTCAGCAAAGGAATTGATGGAGGTTGTAGATGAACCCTCGTGGGTATGAAAGGCAAGTAAAAAGATTTATATATATTTTAGGTTCTATTATTACAATAATGGTGAATATATCGTCCATATGTCTGATTTAACACCAAAAGAGATTGAAGTTTTAGAATTATTGCCTGCTACAAGAAAAGAAATTGCAGAAGAGATTGGGATTTCTGTGAGTGGTTGTCGTTATCGGATGAATAATTTGAAAGAGAAAGGATATGAATTCTCATTGAGTGATGATAATATCTGGAGTCTTGAATCTGATTTTGAAAGTGAGTTAAGAGATGAAGAAGAAGTATCTGTTAAACGTGTAAATACTTACAACAAGGCTCAAAGAACCAAAGACATTCATAATCAGCTTACAAAGTTAGAAAAAGAAGTTAAAGAGACATTGCGAGGTATTGATCCTATTGCATCTCCAAATGATTTATCTTCTTCTCAATCGACTTTATTCATTCCTCAAAGTGATACACATGTTGGTGCTGTAATCGATGATAGATATGATGTTGATTATTATTCCGCTGATGAAGCAATTGTTTCTTTAAGAAAATATTTTGATAGAGCAATTGATGGTGCTAGGAAAAGAGGAGATGTTGAAAATGCAGTAGTTCTTTTGAACGGAGATCACGTTGATGGTGAAGGAATTTATCCGGGTCAAAGACACTCACAAGAAGATAATCTTAGAGATCAATTGAAGAAAGCATCTGCTGGATACATTGAACAATTCATCAAATTATCTGAAGAGTTTGAAAATGTTAGTATTTATTGTGTCCCCGGAAATCATGGTAGATTAGATCATGAGAGTACAACTAATGGTGATATGATTCTTTTTGATATGATTGAAATTGGACTTGAACATTCTCCTGTTAATAATGTGAGTATGAAAAAGGCAGGTCCGGGTGGCTTCATCAATTTCCAAATTCATGGTTGGAATTATCATGCTCGTCATGGGGATGATTATTTAAATCATGTTGGAACTAGTAGTGGACAAAATAGAGCAAAGGATTCTTATATACAGTATGGCTTTGATGTACTCCTTCGTTCACATTATCATTCCGTTAAATACGAAACTATTGGAGATGAAATTCCAATCGTTATGACAGGCTCTCCTGCTCCTCCATCCACATTTGCAGAATCTAAAGGAGCTTCAGGTGGTCGTTGTGGAGTTTATTGGTTTGTTGATGATGAAAACAGAATTGATGGTTTTCAACCATTTAGATTAAAATCTTAAAATACACAAAGAAATAAAAATAAAACCAAAAGACTTAAGTGTAAAAGGCACGTAGTAGTATGTAAGAAGAACGACGGATTGGCTACCTCGCTTGGACCTGCCAAGGATGAATGGCGTGGACAACCAATCACGTTTTGTATTATAGGGAAGATTGCAGTTATAAAATATGTCTGATGATTTAGATAGAAAATCGACTTTCACGGAAAAAATAGAACACGATTCAAGTATTTGCAATAATTGTTACAGAAGGCTCTTTGAGGTTCTTGAACCTCATGATAGAATGCCTGATTGTGTAACTTCTAAAGTAGAATATACACAATCTGTTTCATTTGATTATTTTGATGATCATCATGGGACTGGGCGTCCTTCAATTAAAAAAAGTTATTGTAAATGTGGGACTGTGGATGATGGAAAAGTTCGTCCTTTGTCAAAATCCCAATTGATTGAAATTTCTCAAAGAGTTGGAAATCGCCTTGAAGAGAACGGAATTGATTTTGATAAAGACGTTTTCTTTGATTCTATTCGTGAAATGAAATCATCTCCTGAATATCAGTTCAATGAGGAAAAAATTATTGAAACTGCAATTGAAAAATCATTAAATAAAAATGAATAGAGAAGAAGTTATTGAGTCAGTAAAGGAAAATGGAGAGGTCCATATTGTAATGGAGGAACATGAATCAGTTTTAGCTGGTTCAGATGAAGATTACATTGGTCTTCGAAATGGTTCTGGTTATCATTACGGTGATGATTATATCAGTATTTTTGATGGTTCAACTGTTCATAAAATTCCTTACGATAGAATTGTTTACCTTCAAGAAACAACAGAATTTCCCTGATTAATTATGTCTTCACAGGATAGAGATATACGATCACAACTTAATTTACCGAGAAGTGGTTATTATAATTCTCTTCCTGAAACAGAGCAGGAATGGATTGACACTGTTGCTCGTGACTTGATTGAGAAATCTTATTTTGATCATTCTGATGTATCTGCTGTTGAAAAATTGAGACAAGTTGCAGTAGATTTACATCAAAGAATGAGGGCCGATGAATACATTGGTCAGAAAGGTTTAACTCAAGACAAACGAATTGGTTATCATGAAGAGTTTGGTCAAATCACACAGGAAGAAGAAAATGTGTTGATGATCACTAAAGATAGATTATCAAGAGAAAGTCGAATGACGATGAAAGATTTCGGTTGTCTTGATAGAGAGCATGATAAGAATGAAGAAGCTGCGAGTACATTAATTGAAAGGCTTTCTGATGAATGAAGAATTCCCACAATTAGATTTCAGTTCAAATCAAAATAGATTTCTAAGGGAGTGGTGGAAAGAAAGCAAAGTATATATCGGAGAAAGAAATACTGGAAAAACCACTTTATTGGCTTGTGAAGCAAGGAGATTTGTTGAATGTGGGATGGATGTTATATTCTTTAGTTCCAATAAACAAAAGTTGAAGCAGTTTAAAAGAGATTATGTTAATTTATTTAAGGAAACAGTTGGTTTTCCATTATTAACATATGATTCAGATGAATATTACGGTTTAAAACCTGATGTTGTTTTGATGGATGATATTTATTATACTCATCCCGATAGAATTAATGAGATAAATCATATACTAACGCCGATGTTTAAAAGATTTACTTCAGATCCGATGTTCTATGAAGATCACAAAGATAATAGAATTTTTAATTGCGTTTATCCATAATAATATAATATAAGTTTTTGCGACTATGAAAGATATATCCTCTGAGTTGGTAGACCGACTTAGAGAAGAACCATCTACATTCGTTCGAAAAATCTTAAGTAAAAATCCTTATGTCTATCAAGAAGAATTTATAGATTCTAAAAGTGATAGAAAAGCTGTCGTTGGAGGTCGTCAGATTGGTAAGACCACTATGATGAGTTGGATGGCGATTCATGAATTCACGATGTTTAAAGATCGGAATATAATTCTAGTCGCTCCAACACAAAGACAGGCACTCAATTTCATGAGGAAATTGAAAAAAGAAATTGATGAATGGATTGAAAGTCCAAATGAATATGGTTTAGTTGAAGTTACTAAATCTAGATTGATAGGAGCGAATGGGAGTAGGATTGAGGCTTATCCTGCTCTTGAAGAAACAATTCGTGGTTTAACAGTCCATTCGTCTTTTGTGGATGAAGCATCTTTTATTGATCGGCATATTTTAACATCGATTATATCACCGATGATGGCAACTACGGATGGACAATATGTTTTAGGTTCAACTCCGTGGGGTCAAGATGGATATTTCTATGGTCGTTTCGATGATGAAAACGATCTATGGTTTTCTAAAAGATATACTTCGATGGAAAATCCAGACATCCCATCAACTCAAATTGAAGAATGGCGTCGGGACATGACGGAAATGGAATTCCAACGTGAAGTTCTTGCACAATTCACAGATAAAAAGAATTCCTTCTTCAAAAACAGAGATATTAATACATCACTTGATTGGCTTAATGAAGATGGTCTTCCTCGCAATGTTATTTATCCAGATCAAACTAGTAGAAAATGTTTCTTAGGAGTAGATCCCGCTTCTACTGGTGACGATTCAGCAGTATTAACTTCTATTGATCAGAATGATAATGTCTTCGATATGAAAGTTATTGAAGATTGTGAAATTCCTGAACTTGAGAGAGAAATTAGAGGAATTTTGAATTCTAACGATAGAAATTATATATCTGCATATATTGAAGAGAATGGGTTGGGGGAAGGAACAGTTCATAGATTTAAAAAGGAATTTAATTGTGTCGAAGGTTTCCGTTCTACTATTAGAAGTAAAGAATCAATTTATAATCAATTGAAAAATAAAATGCAGAAGGGTGAATTGAATATTCCTGATAGAGAGGATCTTAAAAAACAAATGCGAACTATTGAATATGAAATGACAGACCAAGGTAATATGAAAATATATGCACCAACTGGTTTACATGATGATATGGCTGATTCAATCGCATTAGCTGTCGCTTCAAAGTCGGGGAAAAAGTATGTGGATAGACAAAAGAGATTCTTTTCATTCGGTTCAGGTTCTACACCTTCTTCTAATGGAAAGAGAGCTTATACATTTAATTAGAACACCATGAATTTGCGAAATCGGATAGCATCGTCTACACGAACATTTGTTGAAGAGTTAGAACGAACAGTAGAACCTGATGCTAAATCCGTAGATAATCATCCTTCTGCTCGCTCGTCTAAATATACACAGACAGCATCTAAAGGATCTGCGGATAAACACTTCCCAAACAGAAAGAAATTAGAAAGATATTGGGAAATTTATCAACAAGTTCCAATTGTTAGACATCCTATCCGATCTTTCGCTTCTGAAGTAATTGCTCCGGGTTATTATGTTGATGCAACGGATGAGAATGCGAAAAAAGATTTAGAAGAATGGTTAAATCATTGCGCTATTGTCGATGGTGAAATTGATAAAGATTTCTCACTTCTTTTGAAAAAGGCACAGATTCAAAGGGAAGTAAAAGGAACTGCTCTCTCTGAAAAAGTAAAGGCACAAGATGGGACTCTATACGGTTTTAAATTAATGCGTCCTGAAACGGTTAGGGCTTTTACTAAACCCGGACAATCTGTTTTACTTCCTCCTGATTATGATTATGAAGGATACAGACAGAATCAAAGTGGTTTAATGTCTAAACTCCTCAATGAAAGAACGTTTTATACGAATGAAAGAGGGGAAGTAGCAGCATATGTTCAATTGGATGATGCTTTTTCACCAACTAATGATGGACATTATATTCCATTCACGCGCAATGAAGTTATAAAACTAACCCGTGATTCTGATGTTGGTGAAATTTTTGGCGAAAGCCGAATAACTGCCATTGAAGATAGATTGAATAGTCTTTTGAAAAAGTTGGATGATAATGATAAAGCAATTGAGTCTTTATCACAACCATTTCAACTTTTCAAATTCGGTACTGAAGAAAATCCGTGGGAGCCATCAGAAATTAAGAGTTTCATGGAACAACATTCTCAATCTGAATTTGAACCCGGTATGAAGCAGGGGGTTCAAGGAGATATGGAAGTTGATACAATTTCTGGTGAAGTTGCTCCTATTAATGATTTCTTACAATTCGATCTTAATTGGATTGTTTCGGAAATGCCATTGCCTAAATATGCATTGGGTGGTTTCGAAGAAGATGTTAATCAATTCGTTTCCCGATCGCAAGAAACACGGATTGAAAAACAAATCAATGAAGCACGACAAGAAGTAATTAACGAATGGACTCCTGTTATTGAAGAGAAAGCTCAAGAATTTGGTTATTCGCCAGATGTTGTTGAAACTCTAGTTATTGGTCAAGATCCTTCAGAATTAAATCTTAGTGATTTAATGGATGAAGATGAGGGCAGTAATAATACAGGTGCTTCTGGAACTGATTTCACAAGACCGCCTGCTTCAAGTGAGGAATAATTATGAGTGTAACTGAATTAGAAAGAGAAAATACAGGTGGTCGTGGTTTCATTGATGAATCTAATGACCTCCATACCATACATGGCATAGCAATTGGTGCTGGTGATATCACACTAGGACATAAATCTGGAAAAAGAAAACTTTGGACAGAAGAAATACTAAGAGAATCAGCACATACTCTTGAAGGAAAACATATCGTTGCCAATCACGAAAATAAGGATATTTATTCTGTTGTTGGTAGGATAACAGATTCTTTATATTCGGATGAAAGACAAGGAGTTGTTTTCCAAGGAGTTGTTGATGATGAGTTGATTGCTAAAAGAATTGAACGTGGTTGGCTTGATGTAAGTCCTCGTATTATTCATACGAAGGGAGAAGCGGGAGAGATGGGTATTGAAGTACCCGGAGAAATTAAATATTTCGATAATTTGGCAATTGTTACAACTGGTGCATCTCCAAGTAATGAGGTTCAATATGGAGAAGCAGAAGAATTGAGCATTGAAGAACTTCAGGATTGTTTTGAGAATGCTCCCGATGATGAAGAAATTGAATATCAGAACTTAAGTTTACCTGATAATGTAGATCTTAAACCATATTTATATGATAATCCTGAAGGGGCGGAAGGAGCATCGTATGAATTTGGTTGTGAAGGATATCATGAACATGATATTAAAGGGGAAAAGTGGTTTATGCCATGTAATAACCACGATTCATTTTTGAAAAAACTGATCAATAGAGAAACTGGTTCTGAATTATCGGAAAATGG